TGATTTGAAAAGATGAACGACTCGTATTCCCCATCTGTACCGACAACTCGAACTGTTCGAGGAAGGTCCCAAAATTGCTGGACCATCTCAAGCAGGTGCTTACCGATACGTTCGATTCCCTCTTCGAGTGACGAAACCGTATTGGCGAGCTTTGTGTCGTCGGCCTCTTGCAGATAGGAGATGGCTGTCGCTGCGGTGACGCCAGGAGGAGCCTGTCCCTTGGTGACTTCGTGTTGTCCTGAGATATCCGCCATATCTGTTTGGCAACGATTCAACTCCTCGATGACATATTCGGGGATCGGCTCAAGCTTCAACGGCGTTGGGGGAGCGAAACCGGGCGTATAGAAAACAATCAACCCAGGCTCAGACGTGATCTTGTTCGGGTCGATTGAACCCCTTGGAGCGACCAACTGAGGCTTTGCCATACGATTCTTAGCCTCGATGATCTGAGACCGTGTCCTGTTGTATTCCTTCTGGAGTGGAATCAGGTCAGAGATCACTGATTCAGCGTAGAACCTACCAGTAGGAACATGATCGAACTTTGTGAAAGGATACTCCCCATGATCCCAGGGGAATGAGTCAGTGACCGACAGGGGCGTGTCGGCGGCGTAGATTATGACCGCTCCATTGGGCCACTTTCCACACGGCTTGACCCAGCACTCTTTCACCGAGACGTGGTCATACCCTGTCTGCTGCTGGATTCCAAGTGCCTGTAGGAACTTCTGCTCCAAAACCCCACCACTGGAGTTCGAGTCAGCCGGAACCTCTACCCCCCAAGTATCCTTGATATACTCAGGTGTCTTCGCAGCGACATGGAAGACATATGGCTGGAACTCAATCTCCTCTTCCTCCACATCAGGGACGAAGAAGTGGAATGGAGTGATATTCTCGAGCCGAATCCGACCAGGGATACCAGACGAGTCAGGTTGCTGACCATCGTACCAGTCCTTGATGAATCCGTTGCCAGTGAGACACTGCCAGAACGTCATCCGTCGAATGACCCTCTTAGCTTTGAGGTCTCGCCACAGGTATTCAAAGATGTTCTCAGCGGCACGAGCGCCAGCCAAGTCATCGTCATCAGTGCTTGCCGGAATGACGTAAGGCTGAGGATCTTCCTTCGTCAACTTGGCGTGCTCAGATCGAATGATTGGGCGAATCTTGTTCGTCACCAATCGAACCCGCCACGGAGGAGCGGGTGGCTCGTACATTCGAGCGTAGTTTGAACCAGTCCCGAAGTTTGGAGTCCACTGAACGTACTGCCGGCCGAAGTAGAAAGCGATATTCGTGTACCAGGCACGCTCAAATTGAATTCGAGACTTCCGACACAATTCGAACTTCTCTTCAGCCCAATTCATCGCTTCCCGTTCAGCAGCACCGGAAAGAGACTTTGAGACAACAGACTGACCATTGGACGAACCAGAAGAAGGTACTGCTCCAACATCAGCAGTTCCAGTGAGTCCAAGTATATCAGTCAAGGCCGAGCATCCTCATCTCGTCCGTCATGTCTACTACAACTTCACCGAACCCCTGAGGATCACTGAATCCTGCCCGACGCATTTCCTCCTCGTCAGACATACCCTTTGACTCCTCAGATGTCGAGCCTGAATTCTCCATTGTCGGAAGCATCTGGAGGTAGCTCGTCCACTCCCGAGTCATCGCTCGATTCAGCAGACGTTCCCTCTCCCGCTCCCAATTGATCCGCTCCGCTCGGTGATCCGACCTCATCGTCTCGATCAGATTCCGAAGCGTATTCCGTTCCTGGGAAGAGAACCAGATCAGGCTCCCGATTGCTAGGATGGCGATTGCGAGCACGATCACGGACGTAGCCATTGATAGCCTCCTCCAAGGCTCGGAAGTTGTCGTTGGCTACCTGCAAGCGGAAAGCCTCACGGCGAGCGGTCTCAGCTTGTTCCTTGAGCACTTCTGCCTGTGCTGGAGTGATCCATCCAACAGTTCGTGCGAGTTCACTGAGACACTCGTTGCAGACGTACACAGCGCCATGAAACTCAAACTGCAAGGACAAGTCAATGAACCAGTCCCTACAGGAGGAGTCGGCACGGCACAGGAAACAGCACCCAGGGAGAGCGGCAGGGGCCGTCACCACCTGCCACCGCTCCGTAGGTGCCTGTTGGAACAGGCTCACTTCTTGGAAGCCGGAGCCTTCGCAGGCTCGTTGTCCTTGATGTCGAAGGAGGACTCCTTGGCCTTCGGTGCAGGCTTCTCAGAGCCGGACCCTGGCGGGTTGTCATCGACGGCCTTCTGAGCATCGCCGCTGTCGGTGAAAGCCTCGACACGAGCGGTCAGCGTGGCCTCGTCGGAAGGGTCGAGATCCTGCGACAGATCGACGGACGGAGGGGAGACGAACTCGTCAGCTTCACCGTCACCGCCAGGACGAGTCGTTGAGTCCCCGATCTTCTGCTTGGCGGTCATCCCCTCGCTGGGAACCCACGGAGTCGAGCCGGTGACCTCATTCTCGACGATGGCAGCGGCGGTCTTCGCCTGAGCAGCTTCAAGCTGATCGAGACGGAGAGGATCGCCAGCATGGACCAGATCGAGAACCACATCGACAACGCCTTCGGTGGAGATGCCACCGTGATACAGCTCGCCACGAGCCGACATCAAGGAGATGCCAATCACCTGAGCGGCCTCCTGATGCACAGTTTCTCCGTTGACTCGAACCTCGAACATTTACTCTCCTCTCACCACTCGTTGCCGAGAGTGTAGTCGGAACTCTCTTGCTCCTTGGACCTGCTGAGGTCCGGGTCGACATAGCCATAGTACGGACTAGACGCCACACTTGCACCCCTGGGGTCCTGAATCTCAGGAACATATGTCCCTGTATCCATCTGTGGACGAGATGCAACCCCGTAACGAAGAGCATCACAAGCATGGTCGTTCTTCTTGTGCTGTTCCTCTTTGCGATTCTTTTTGTTGTCCATCTTCTTGTTAGCCCACGTTGCCCAACGAAGACGTTGAATCTCCCATGTGAGATTCGGACAGTTATCCTTACAAATATACAGCTCAGGAACCTCATTGAGACCAGTCAGCTTTGCAGCGACTCGGTTCAACCCAGCTCGAACATCATTGTTGCCAGGCAGAATTGGGACTCCGTTGTTGATATACTCGATCTGAACCGAAGTCCCGGTAATCGGATCAGTGTTCCTGATGCTCGGATCACCGACATTGTAGTCAGTAACCCGATTGTGCTCCAGATTCTTAGCATGTACCGCTGCTGCATGGAATGAGATGACCTCACCTACGACATAGTGCTCATCGTAGATGATAATACGACCATCTCGATCGACGGCGCCCCAAAGCCAAGCAGTAGGGTTTGAGAACCCATGATCCATCATTCCGAAGTGCATCCACTCCCTCGGCGGGATCAAAGTCTCAATGAAGTGCTGTTCACCGAGCATTTTGTAGATAAGACCGCCAATCTGGATGAATTTCCCATATCGACGAGCTTGAACCTCATCTGACGACAATCCAGCCGTGATTATCTCAATTTCCCCGGCATTCACGTATGGATTCTCGTCAGTCATCACTTCGACCACAAACAGGTTCTCGTTGGTCATGGCGGCTATATATACGTCATCATACACCCAGGTCATGCCTTCAACCGGGGTCATGGTCATCCACCAGTCACCAGACACGTCGAGATGCCGCATATTGCACTCAACAAAGATGTCTTGTGGCGGTTCCTCGTCAAACCACGTTGCATGACGACTTGTTCCAGCGAACTTTTCGAGATCCTGCTCATATGACATGAATTCGAGGGTGGACTTGTTTTCAAGTGTCAACGTCCGACTCTGCTTGTCATATGAATCCTCTAATGACCCATTTATAAGCGCAGAAGGTGGGAGCCACCGAAGAATCTCCGGTTTCATGATCTTATCAACCCCATGATCGAAGTCGACTCCCACAGCACGGCAGTCTACAGGAGGCTGATGCTTGACAGGCTTGAATGGGTCGCGGCCGAGAAGACGATCCACCATCTCTACCCCACCACCGACGGTTTTCCCCGAGCGATTACCACCAATGAACAGCTTTCCCCGAGCACCTGACTGGTGAAAGAGCTGCTGCTTGGCATGTGGCGAGTATCCGTAGATATTCGGCCGTACTGACGCAGTTCTCAACCCCGAGGCTATACCCCGGATGAGATCAGGCGCCGTAATCAGTCGAGACTTAGCCATTCAGAGGAGTTAGGCTCGAACTCCGAAGGCCACAACAGCAGCACTCGTGTTTCCAGCGCCGAACGAGGGCACATTCACGACGATTGCCACGGCAACACCAGTAGCCGCAACAGGTCTCGGAAAGGTGATGCTGAGAGGCTGGACTGCCACGGCAACTCCAGCAGGGATCGCCATGTCGAAGGTCATCGTGCCTCCGATACAGCCTGTCACCGTCACCTGAATGACACTCGCAGCCGTCGCACCTGCTCCGGTCACGATGAATCCAGTGATGTAGTTGGTGAGACCCGCTGCCGCAGGAATGGTCGCCGTTGTCGCAGTAGCAGCAACGTTCCCCGAGCTTGCAACAACATCATTTCCCGAGGACGGGTTGATCCCTTGCAGTGCTCGCTGTTGCAGGTCAGCCAGAGACAGCGTTGCCATGTTTTCTCCTTAGATCACGAAGGATGAAGTCGGTTCTTTTGGCTCGGGTATTTCAAGGACTGGCATTCCGACAGCCGAAATGATACCCTCAGGGGAGACTGCCTGTCCTATCGTAATCATCTCAAGGTCAGCAGCAATACCCTGTAGCACCTGGGGGTCTCTCACCCACTTGGCAATCACTTCGACCACTCGAACCATGACCATCTCAACGTTCACGTCCACCTGAACACGAGGATTGTAGATTCCTCGCATCTCAAAGTAGAGTTTCAACGCTGAAACGTCTCCACCCTTGATGACACCAAGGAGACTGGTGTATGCTTCATGGTCAGAGCTTTCAAAGAGTTGCTTACCTCGTTGAGCAAGATAACCCTTGAATGCAGGTTGACGGAGCCAGACATGATACTGTTGGCTCGATACGCCAATCTCTTGAAGCTTCTCACGAACCGACCGATTGTCGTGAAGATTCAACAGCCTGTTAGCGAGATTCAACTGCTCCAACGTCAGAAGCGCCTCAGACCTACCAGAGTCAAGAGGTATACCCCTTGCATTGATGGCGTTTCGGAAGACATCTTGCTTCCAATACTTCCGAATCGTCTCAAGGTTGACCCCGGTAAGTTCGACTACTTTCTCTTCAGTTGGAAGTGAGCCAGTCTGCCAGAACGTCTGCTCATAGGCAGCGATGACATCGCATTGGTCAGCCGTTAACTCCGACCCACTCATTCCTCGCAAACTCCCCGCATCGGAACTCCAGTTCACCTAACACAGTAGCGGATAGGCCAGATTCCAACATCGCAGTCTTGAACTGCTCCGAAAGAACATGCTTTGTACCATGCTCAAGGTTGTACATCTCAGCAGGGTGAACACAGAACGACTTACAGAACCGCATTCGAGAGAGTCCCTTACCAAGAGACAAACGAAAGTCCACTACAGGGTGCCTCGGGCCAGGAGCGGGGAGTGTCACATTCGCCATATCATAGAGTCTTCTTGCTGCGTTGCGGTTATCCCTCTGATAGAAGTGGTAGGCTTCGTCAATTGCAACTCCGCTCATACCATGTCTGATGAGGAAATCCCTCAAAACAGGTAGAATCTCAGGGTAAACCCCATGTTCACAGAGAAACACGGCTTGGACATGAACACCTACCTCCCCAGCGAGATCCAATAGTGTCCATCCATGCTGCGATCTGAACTCCTTGATGGGGTTCGACATTACTCCTCTCTCTCCGCTCCCTAATTGCTTCTTAGACCACTGTAACAGTTCTCATCAAGAAAGTCAAGAAATCTCCTTGACATCTCAACTGGGGTGGTCTAATATGGTTATATGGCCCGCAAGAGAGAAGCTCGTATCAAGGTCTGGTCGTCCATCAGTAAGGACACGTTTCTCAAGTATGAGATCCTCTCCAGAACATCAGGGTTCCCGTTGTTCTATCACTTCCGAAAGGCACTAGAGGAATATGTCCGAGACGTCAGAGCCGACACTGGAACCAACACAGATACCACTGAAGTTAGCAGTGGACGATGAGTTCGCTAAGATCATTCAGGGTGATTGCCGGCGGATGGGAGAAGTGGTTGAGCGATCATCTGTTACCCTCTGCATCACTTCGCCACCCTACCCCGGAGTCGACCAGCCCGAGCCAGACTACGTCACCTTCCCCGACCCCAAAGACTTCAACGCTGCACACGACATTCTACAGAGTACGTGGGCGGCTTGTTATGAAGCTCTCGAGGACCTCGGGTACCTGGCAGTCAATCTCTATGACATTCCCACTGGTGAGTCTGGAATGTTCCCGAACGTCGCTGCAACCATCAAGCGAGCGTTGGAGGTCGGTTTCGTTCTCCGTGAAACCTACATTTGGCACAAGGGGGCCTCTTACAGTCCTCCTAGCGGATCGTGGCCTTACCCAAAGGGAGTACTATCTGCAAATACGTATGAACCCATACTCCTCTTTCAAAAACCCCTACAATTCTCACAACGAAAGCGGAAGACCGTAAGTGACTACACAGAAGAACAGCAGAAGCTGGCCATCCTCGGGCCTACGGAACATGCCTGGCTCATGGACCCTGTCTGGAAAATTCCCGCCGAACGGGAAGGTAGAGCACTCGGACACCCGTTCACGTATCCAACTGAGCTTTGTGAACGACTCATTAGACTCTACAGCTTCCCTGGAGATAAGGTGCTCGATCCCTTTGTCGGCTCAGGAACTACGGTTGAAGCTGCTCGGGTTCATCGACGAGTTGGCATCGGCTTTGAATTATCCGACAAGTACATCGACATCTGCCAACGCCGATTCAACCGGCAAAGCCTCTTTGGATAACCTCTCTTCGGCTGAGCCGGTAGACAAGAACCAGTTGAAGTTTCCTCCTGAGGTAACCTTCCATGTCTAAGCTCTCAATCAGTGCGCTACAGGTTGTGACAGAGGAAGTGGACTCGCAGTTTAACCAAGGTCACGCATGGAGTCCCTGGTACGGGAAGCCCGACTACGATGTGTACCGCAGAGCCTGTGCTAAGTGTCCTCAGGCAATGGAGTTCACTGGACAGTTTCTTGAGGCCATCCAAGACAAGGAGCAACTAATAGTCGCACTCATTCAGACTGCTTACACTATTCCTCCTTGTGTTGGTTACTCGGGTGTCAAGCCTCATCCCGACTTCGACAAATACTACGATCTCTTTGGACAAAAGAAAATTGGGGCAATGAAACTGGCGGCGTCAGAGTCTGGTCTAAAGTCGAACCAGAAAGCAATGGACGAGCAGTTAGTGAAAGACAAAGAACTAGCAAATGCTATCAAACTTCTCGCCAAGCATGGCATGGTAACCTATGAGGATGCCTTGGCTCTTGTAGACCCTGAGAAGCCATCTGATTTTGAACAGACTGGACTCGAAAAGATTATCGCTGCTTCTGAGTCCAACGGCCCCTACCCCAACAATTGGACCTCATGGGATAAGGAGCTGATTCAGAAGGACGAATCTGTGCTAGCCCAAAATCTTCCAGACCCTCCTGTGGGTACTTCTGCTCCTTATCAGCTTGTAGAGCCACCAGACATTCCAGACGAGGTCCTATCAGCCATCATTGAGTGGCTCGAACTGTCTCGAGACCAGTGTGAGTCTCCTTCACACTGGTTGAGCCTACAGGTAGTAATTGATGTCCCGAACATAGTGCTGGGCTACGAGATAACTGAGGGTGCCACAATCAACAACAGTTCCTTCGACACTGTAAGTCTGAACTACTACCAAGTGCTCATCAGACGCACCTTCGTTATCCTCGCTGATTCAAGGTGGTTCATGGAGGTAGCGATCCGGCAAGACACAGGAGAGCCTGTAGCCACCGTCAACCATTCAGGTGAGTTCGGTCACTGGATGGCTCAGCAATCCAACTACTAAAACTCTGACCAGAACGGAGACTAATGGAACCGAGAGCAGTTCCAGAATCAATTGTCGCACACGGTATTGGAGTGCCGTTAACCTTCATCAGACCTGAAGGAGCCGACCCACCAGTAGGTGATCTTCAGGTCATAGTGCTTGAGGACCTTCGAGCAGTTCTTGAGGGCCGTCTGCCGAAGTCAGCAAAGTTCATCTCATGGTGGGAACCCTCGGAAGAGGAACGTCACAAGATCGCAGCAGGAGCACCAATCCGACTGGTTATCATCGGTGCAACCCATATCAACCCAATGTCTATCACTGTTGGCTCAACCCTGGAGGATTTACTCTAATGCCGGAAGAACCAACGCAAGACCTTATCCTCAAGGCTGATCTCGCAACTGCGCTACAGCAAGTGAATCAGTGGGCACGCATCGAGCGTCGTGACTACGCCGACAAGAAGTTCGAGCAGCTCCGTGCCAAAGAGGTCCACATCATCGACACTGACCCTCACCTGGAAAGTTCGCCGCACATCTTCCATGGTATCGGTGACTACATGAAGCGTGCTGAGATGTTCGGCCTGGACACCTTCCAAGGTCGTCAAGCTCTCGGCAAGGCACTTATCACAATCGAATCACTCCTCTGCGATGCCATTGTGGCTCACGGCCCAATGCCGAGGCCAGGTTTTACTTCAGGCGTCATACAAGTGTGGGACCTCTGGCAACCCACAAGACCAGAGATCACTCCACAGTGACTCATTCCCCAAGCAGAAACAAAGGCTACGCAGCCTATCCTCGTGTCTCACAACTCGGCAGGGGAGTACGAGTCTTCCTCGGCCGGTTCCCCACAAAGGAAGCTCGAGATGCAGCAGTCAAAGAGTTCCGTAAGAAGTACCCCGACACCAGATACAGGAGATACGAGTGACAACCCTAGCATTCATCGACTCAGAAACAACTGGCCTCGATCCTCGCCACCACGAGATGTGGGAACTTGCAATTGTCACCTACGATTCTGAGACTGTCTTAGACCCGTCAACCGAACCGTTGGAGACCTACCTTTTCCAGTTCGCTCCTGACCTGGAGAAAGCCGACCTGATCGCCCTGAACATCGGCAGGTACTTCGAGCGGCACAAGAAAAGTATCTACTGTTGCCGAGTAGACTTCCCAATATCAGGTGCAGTTCAGGAGTGGTCCCGTCGTGAAGTCGCAGAACTGCTCACAACAGACCTACAGGGCGCACATCTGGTGGGAGCGGTCCCCGACTTCGATGCTCGCTTCCTTAGTAAGTTTCTGTTTGAGTCCGGTGGGCTACCTACCTGGCACTATCATCTCGTGTGTGTAGAGAACCTCGCAGCAGGCTATCTGGGTCTCCAGCCACCCTGGAAATCAGACGACATCTTCGATGCACTCGACATTTCACGAGATCACGATCGAAAGCATACGGCGATGGGAGATGTTGAGGATTGCATCGAAATGTACCGTCGAGTTATGTCGCCCAGGTAGTATGGTCTATCTACGTTTGGTCTAACGGGCTATTTGATAAAAAGTTGCCGCAACCCGGTGCTCTCGCAGTCGCGTTTTGGCTCAGC